GTGGTATCGATGTCCTCGACATTCAAGGGATCGATTTGCAGTAAGGGGATGGTGCGAATGAACTGTTCGCAGGACTCGTAAACCAGGAGCATGGGCGCGCTCCCGTCCTTGGGCAGCATCAGCCGCTCCCGGAAGCGTCGAATCTTGATCACGCGGGAAGGATCGCCCGGAGTCAGATCAACCCCTTCTTTCTTGAACTCCTCAGCCGTGCTCGGGCCCTGGCCGCCGCCCCGGTAATCGGGCTTTTTGGCGAAACAGTCCGGTCCGGCCAAGCGAACAATGGGCCGGCCCTTCAGGCCCCACCGTTCCTCCCGCTGCAGAATGCCCTTGGCTATTTCGGCGTCCACGAGGCGCATGCCTTGGTTGGGCGTGCCGTTCCAGCCGTACCACTCCCCGAAGCGGTACAGCCGGCCGTCGGCATCCTCCCACCACCAGCCCAGGGAGAACGGGGCGCCATAGCCCCAGTCGAAGGTCATGTAGAGCGGCGCATGCGCTGGGATCGGCATGGGCTTGACCACGTGCTGGGTTCGGTTGAACTCGAAGGCCTGGCCGATGAAGATGTTCCAATTCCCGTCTTTGTAGGCCGTGCGGTACGGCTCCGGTAGGGCATCCAAGCGCGCCAGATAGCCCGGGTCCCGCTGCATGAGGATCGGGTTGTCCTGGAGCAGGCCGGGGATATAGGTGCGCAGCATGCCGCCCTCATCTTGAGCGGCTCGCTTGAGCTCCATCGGCTTGACGAAATCCACCCATCGCCGCTTGGCGAACGCGTGCCCTACGCCGCCGGGATTCGAGGCACAGACGATGCCGGGGATTTTATGGCGGTACTGCTCGGGGATGACCAAGGCGCAGCGCAGGCGGCCGCGCAGGTAGTCGTACTGGAACTCCGTGAACGTGGTCAGCTCATCGATGAGGAGCAGGTGGATTTCCGCCCCCTGGAACGCGAAAACGTCCTGCTCATACTGGCAGGAGGCAAAGAAGAGCTTGGAGCCGTTGACGAAGTCCCACCGCTTGGCCTGGGATTTGAACGTGCCGACGCCCATGGGAAAATGGGCTTGGGACGGCAGGATGTGGTTTTTCTCGAGTTCGGGGAAGGTCCGGCGAAACAGGTAGACGTTCAGGCCCGGGATGCGCATGCACCAGTGCAGGCCCTCCATGCGCAGGGCGTGGCTTTTGCCCGGGCCGGCGGCCCCGCCGTAAAGGATCTCATTGGCCGGGCTGGCGTGGAGCGCCGCTTGCTTCGGCAGGGGGCGGTATTCGGCCTGGACGTTCATCTCGGGCCGTCCTGGGGGGCCTGGTCGCCATCCGCCAACGGGGTCTTGAAGTCATCCGGCAGCGGGGCCGGCTCGGGGCACATGGAAATGAAGTTCAGGACTGCGGCGCCCGGGCCCTTGTCCTTCTCGAAAAGGCCCAGGTGGCGGCCGGCCAGCTCCAGGGCCTTCACCTTGTCGTGGAGCTTGACCTTACGGCTGCCGCCGAACTGCGTAGTGGTCTCGCTGACCTCGGAAATGGCCGCGGCCGTGGCGTCGTCAAGCTCGGTTGACTCCTTGATCGTGACGCCCGTAGCTCCGAACGTGGCCGCTTTGCGAATGTCCGAGAAGGCAAGCCGGGCGAGCTCCTGCAAGACCGCGTCGGCTGTGATTTGGGTCCGCTCGGACCGCTCGGCCATCGCCTTCTGAATCGCATCGGAGACTGACGTTTTCTGAAGAAGGTCGTGACCGATCCGATACGCGGTTTTGGGGCTGTAGCCGGCGCGGATCGCGGCTTGCGTGGCGTTGAGGTCCACTATGTATTCCTCAACGAAACGCTGCTGCTTTCTGTTCAAACCGCCACCTTTCCCACTCATCACGTACACCTCTCCCCCGAAACGATGAAAAAGCCCTGACCCATCCTGTGCCATATGCCTCGCGATTTATCGGACCTGCCGTGCTTCACCCTGGGGGCGTTGATTTGTATCCCGCTGCTTTACCCAGGCTTCCAGCGGTCGAGCCCATGCCCTTTTGATCGGCGTCCGTTTATCCGTGCGCCCGGGGCTTACGTGGCAGGCCCGGGTATATCGGCGGCCGGGGGTTGTGCCCGTCAATCCGGGCAAGCCGCCGCGAGGTTTGGGCTATGACGGCTACTTGCCGCCCAAAAAATGCGCCGCCACGGCACCAGCGGCAGACCCGAGCACGGTTCCGGCGGCCGTTAAAGCCGCCTGTTGCCCCCGGGTGAAGCTCCGGTGTTCCTTGAGTCCCTGGATGGCCTCATCCTGCCTGTCTTGCCGCTCTTCAAGATCATCCAGTCGCTTTCCCTGCGCACTGCACCGCTCGACATGCACGGCCTCGACGCGCGCCAACCGTTCGCGGATGTCGGAGAGCGTAGACAGGACTTGGTTCTGGAAATCCGGGTCTCCCACGGCTATTTTCCCATCAGCAGCCGCAGGGCAGCCGCCATTTCCGGCCGATCGGCTATTTTGCTGGCGCACATGCGCATGACCGCAAATGTCTGGTCATCAGTAGCGTCCATGGCGACAGGCTCCGAAAAGTCCTGTTGGAGCCGCACATACCGCTTCCCTAGCAGATTCCGGCAATGGTGATCCGTGATGTCGGAGGCAGCGGCGAAAAGGATGTCGAGCAAGGGGCGGGCCCAGGCAGCAAGGCCCCAATTGCGCGCGAGGCGCAGGAGGTAAGGCCGATCCTCCTGTCCAGTCCCAAGAGACACGAGGGCTACAGAATCAAGCGGGGAACCTCGCTTGATCGCTTCAACCACGGCGCAGAGGCTGGGGTTGTTGGCCACCACCCCGCCGTCGATACAGGCCTTTCTGTCCCCGGATGGGCTTATTGCGGCCCAGGGCTCGAAATAGGTCGGCGCCGCAGCGGATGCCATAGCCACGTCGACTAGCGAGAAGTCGCGGTGCGGATCGCATGCGGCGTCCCAGGAGGAGAAAAAGACGGCCTGTCGTGTCTCAATCTCGTAGGCTGCCGCCACGCAGGGCGTGGAAAGGTTAGAGATCTTTTTGTCGCCGAATATTTCCCGCAGGCCGGCGTGAAGGGCGTCATTCGAATACTGCTCATCCGCCACGCCGAAGCAGGACCGCAACCGCTTGCCCCATGTCCGCCGAAAGATGGCCGGCCCCTTGGCCTGGTAGAAAGCTGCCATTTCCTCGGCCGATTTCCCGGCGGCCAGCCCAAGCGCGAGGATCGCCCCGGTGGACGTCCCCGCCAGCATGTCGACCATGTCGCCAATGGGGCGGCCGGCCTGCACCTCAATCATGGCCAGGACCTGAGCCGGCAGGTAGCCCCGGATGCCGCCACCATCAATGGAGATGATGCGCATCGTCTTACTTCCCCAGGGAGGCCGTGATCTTGCTGACTTCATCCCGCCCGGCCGCATACAGGGCCACGGCAGCGGCCAGATCGCCCCGGGTGATGACCGCGGTCAAATTGGCAATATCCGTTTCCAGGGCCGCCAGACTCGGGATAGCGCCGGCGGCTGACAGCCGGTTGTATGTGGCCTGCAGATAGTCCAACCCCGCCTGAGCCTGGGCCAGGGTGATGGTCGCTTCTTTCTGAACGTTCGCATTGAACTTCTGCATGGTGGCGCATGCGGACAGGGTAAGGACGGCCAACATGATCGGGATGAGAGTCTTGCGCATGATTATCTCCGAATCGGTTCGCGGTTGATTTCGTCCGGCCCAACGCCACCGTCCTGCCACCAGCGCGGCATCCCCCCAATGCGCACGTCAAAACTGAATGGTCTCGTACAGGCATCCAGAACCAGAACTACGAGGACGGCGAGAACAGCACAGAGGGCACGCATGGCATTACCTTCAGATCGGTTTACAAGTGATCCTGCCCGGCCCGAGGCCGGCGGAGGCTGGACCGGCCTCGGACATGGACAGGTAGGCGCAGGCGGCGCCATGGAACGTGGAAGTGGAGAGGAGGAACAGGAGATCCTTAGGCATGGACGCCGCCTTTGACCGTCTGCTTGACCTTGCCCCATGTGGCCAATGTGGCGAACGCCGGGGCGATATAAGGGAAAAGGTCGGTGATCGGATAAATGTGGCCGCGAATGCTGATGCCGATATCGCTCCAGGACTGAATGCCGAGGTATTGCCAGAGCACCATGAGGAACAGGGTTACAGTCCCCCATATTGTCTTGGACGTGGAAAGTGCTTTCAGGATTTTGGCGAGCCCAGGAGAGGATTGTATATGGCCAGTTCGTACATCCTGCAGAGCCTCCGCGACATCGTCAAAGGTAAACGAAGGTTCTCTGTCAGCCGACAGTACACGTGCATCGGGTTGAGCCGGTGCTGGAGCCACATCCGCAGGCGTAGTGCCCATGGGAGCGGGCGCGGCAGGCTCAGGAGCGGACAAAAATTTGGTGCCATTGACATCCTCCGGCCACTGCCCTGTCTGGATCATGGCGGCGTTACGCTGGACACGGGCCGGGGTCTGTTTGGCCCAGCGAGAGGCCAGCATCTGCTGCGCGGCAGTGGCCCAATCGTGGGCCTGGAGAGCGGCAATGGTGGCGCAGAAATGGGCAGCGCCCGGCGCGCCGAGCTGGTACACACTGGACACGATGGCGGCCCGGCGTACCTCGTCGAGGTCGCGCCATTTGGGCCAGCGGCGGTCCAACTCGTGCTCCACCACCTCAATCTCGTCGACCAGCGATTGCTCGGCCTGCTCCTGTGTCCAGGTGATGCCGGCGCACTCCTCGGGCGAGTAGCCGTGGGATTCCAGGTTGTAGCCGTAGCCGATAGTCCAGATGCCGCGCGAGTCGGTGTAGGCGGCGAGTTTGCAGCCCTCTTCGAGGGCGATAAGCCGGGTAACGTGATCCATGTGGCCAGCCTCTTTTTTTACGAGTCCGCCGTTCGGCCGCGCGCTGAGGGATACTGAGGGCGGCGCGGGCCGGACTTTGGGCAGAGGCTAAGCCCGGGTGTGAGAGGAAAATTTGATTTGAGCTCTGGTGAGCTTCAGTGAGCTCTGGTGAGCTTAAGAAGGCCTGAAAAAACTATTGACAGGTTTTCCGTTTTTGTCTTTCAATCTGCTGATCCAGCCAGGAAAGGATTTGGCCCATGGTCGTAATAGGTGTGCGACCAACGAACTGAATAGGGAAATCCTCATCTTTGACCAACTTGCGAATGGTATTTTCGGAGAGGCCAACCTCATCGGTGATTGCCTCCCAGCTTGAAAGGATTTCCCCGCTTTGCCTCACCGTCCCACCTCCCCCTACCCCCGGATCTCCAAATACTCGCATAACACCCGCCACGCCGCGTCCGCGCCTACGCAAACCTCAACCCGGTAGCCGTTTTCCCGAAGCCCAGCGATCCATGCTTTTTGCTCGTCGCTGGTCCGGCCACCGACGGCCTTCATTTCGATGTACAGGCCATGATAGCCCCCACGAGCCACGGGGAGCATGAGGTCCGGCACGCCTGGCCGGACCCCTTCGGCCTTCAGCTTCCCGGCTGTCGCCTTTGACCTGGCTCCCCCATTCGGGATGGCGAATAGCCACCGGAGGTCCGGCGCCTCTTCGGCCAGCAAACCCACCCGGGCGATCAAAAGGGCCTGCTCCTCATGCTCGGAGAGGTGGTTTTTTGGGGAAGCGGCCAAATGACCACTTTTCTTTCCCAACTCTTTAGTATTGTTCGTTTTAGGGGTGCGGCCAGTATGTGCACTTTTTGCACAGACTGAAAA